AATTTTTGGGTGAGATCTAATTTAAACATGTGTACAGAATATATCAAGTAATCTTTTTATAATTGTTTTCTTGACAGAGAATTTGTGTTATGAAAGAGACAGAAAAAAGAATGAAGCCAGCACAAACAAATGTATTTGGAAGAGTTGTTGTAAGGTATGATATGCCTTTGGAAGCTGTTGATGATTTAAATACTAAATATGAAGAACATAGAGAAAAATTAAAATCTATGGGTCCAAGGTTAGCTGGTAGATTAGATTCAGAAAAAGAGTTTACAGATCAGTTTGGTGAAACAAAAATATCTAAACATATAGTAGACTGCATGAATGATTTTATTGAAACACAAGAAAAATGGCATTTATTTTATGGCAACAAACAATTAAAAATTTTAAGTTGTTGGATAAACGATATGAAAGAAGGAGAGTATAACCCTCCTCATACGCATCATGACAACACTGGATGGTCTAGTGTTTTATTTTTAAAAATACCAGAATTTATAAATGATGTAAAAGATCCACATAAATTTAGAGACGGACAATTAGGTTTTACAAATACCAACGGTACAGACATGACATGGATGGAGCCTGAAGTAGGACATTTTTATATTTTTGAAGCGCAGCATCAACATTGTGTTATGCCTTTTAAAACAAAAATAAAAGGAGAAATTAGAAGATCTATGTCTTTTAATTTTATACAGCTTGTTTGAAAAAAAAGTTACCTTTGTAGCTACAAATGAAGGTATGCTTGATATATGGCCACATCCTAAACCTGCTTCAAGATTTATTCCTGACGAGTATAAAAACTTAAAAAGACACGACCAAGGCAATTTACACGCACCTACATTAAAAACATGTATGCCCTTTTTAGATTCAATGACAATGGGTTATATTATACCTTTTGATCAAGATTATGTTGTAGATCCTACCGAAGAAGATTTTACTGTTACACCTGCCAATCAAAATCAACAAGATTTTGGTTTTCATGGAAAAGCACAACTACCAAAAGAATGGCATAAAACAACAGGAGAAGTTGCGGGTAAATTTCATAACAAATGGTTAATTAAAACTCCTCCAGGATATAGTTGTTTGTTTATTCATCCTATGAATAGAATGGAAGAAAGATGGAAAATAATTGAGGGTGTAGTAGATACAGATAGCTATGTAAATTTAATTAATTTTCCTTTTATTTTAAAAAAAAGGGACAAACAATTTTTAATTAAAAAGGGAGATCCAATGGTACAGGTTGTTCCTTTTAAAAGAGAATCATGGAAAGCATGGTCTGGTTTTTATATAGAAGAGTTACATGGAAAAACAATTAAAATGATAAACAGTAAATGGGTTGATAGATACAAAAAAATGTTTTGGAGCAAAAAAAGTTTTAAGTGAAAATTAAATGAGTAAGCATATTTTTTGGCTTTCTTCATACCCTAAAAGTGGAAATACTTTGTTACGAAGTATTTTAATATCATTATTCTTTACTGAAGATGGAAAGTTTAATTTTAAGTTTTTTCCCTACATAACACAATTTGAAACAGAAAAATTAATATGTAAAAATAAACATATTTTTAAAGATGATTTTAACAAAATAAATGATGTTCAAATTTTTTATAAGTATATTTATAAGCTTCAAGAAAAAAGTGCATTAGATTTTAAAGCAGGTCCTGAATTCTTAAAAACTCATTCAGCGAATTTTAACTTTACAAAACAAGAATATACAAAAGGAATAATATATATTGTTAGAGATCCAAGAGATGTTTGTATTTCGTGGGCAAAACATGCAGGTTTATCTATTGATGAAACAATAGACTTTATGACAAATGATCATCAAACGCTTAATTGGGGAAGTAGAAAAGAAAATTTAATAGATGAAAAAGACAGACCTCATCATATTCTATCAAGTTGGGATAAACATATTTTTTCTTGGACCACACAATCATGGGACGTTCCAACAATAATAATTAAATACGAAGATTTGGTTTATAATAAAGAAAATACAATTTTAAAACTTGTTACATTTTTATCTAAAAATTATAATTTTAAATTTAAAAATATTAAAACAAAAATAAAAAATATTTTATTAACTACACAATTTAAAAAGTTTAAAGAGCAAGAAGAAAAATATGGTTTTGTTGAAGCGCCAGAGGGAAATAAATTTTTTTCAATAGGTAAAAAAAATCAATGGTTAAATAAATTATCAACAAAACAAATAAAAAAAATTAAGAAAGCTTTTAGAGATACAATGAATTTGTATAATTACGAATAATTAGCGTCGTAAGCCATCCAGTTTGCTAAAGCATTACTTGTTCCATTAGCTAAATCACTAGCAACAGCATTGTCATAAGCAGTTTGTGCAGCTTCTATTTGACCTTTTCTTGTTTCAGCCCAAGTAAGCAAAGCAGCAATAGTTGTAGACCCTACAGCATCACTTGTAGCACTTAAATCAGTATTACCTGTCATCATACCAGTAGAAGCATCTTTACTTTGAATTTCATTTTGCCCTTGTAGATTATTCCATATTACACAATGAATAGTATCTGGACACCATGCGTCTACCCAGTTTTTACCTTTGTCTGCCCAAGGAATAAAAAAAGAATCATCAATTAAAATGTTATCTTTGTTTTGAATTACTATTTGCGTTGCCATTAATATCTCCTAATGCTTTATAATATAGTTTACCACCACAAATGGTGAGAATGAATTTGTCCCTGCCGCTGTAACAGAACCAGTTAAACTTGTTGTAACATTACCAGTTAATGTTCCTGATAAAGTATGAGAGTGGTTATGACCCGTTCCTGAACCTGCACCACCAGTGTTTGCGTTCGAAGTTCCTGCTCTAGTACCTACAGTGTTGTGACCTGTACCTGCAGATCCACCATTTGTTTTTTCATAACTGTGACTGTGACTAGACATTTGTGCAGTTGTAATAGAAGTATTACTAATACTACCTGTTACAGTTACAGATTGGTTTGAAGCATTTGTTGCAGCTTGGTTGTTGGTTACAGCAACTGTTACTGTGTTTGCACCACCAGTTCCTGCTAAGTTATATGTATTACCATCATAACCTTGTGGCATTTTACCTTGTAATTGAGGAACGTTAAAAGTTGTAGAACCATCACCTGAACCATAAGTTGTAGAGACTACAGCAAATAAATCTGCATACGTTGATCTTGATACGGCAGCCCCATTACATAATAAATAACCATCTGGAGCTGTTGTTTTTGTCCAAGGCTTGATTGCGCCTACTTCACTTCTGTTTACTATATCTTGTAAGTTAGCCATTAGTCGTTATATTTCAACCTCCATCCATTGTCTGCGTTTACATATACCAGAGCAATGCCCGCACCAGAAGTGCTAATTGTTAAATCTGACGTAGCCCCTTGAATCTTTTGAGAGTTACGTCCCACTGTACAGTTGTTTGTACCAAAAGTTCCTTCAGCATCAATAATTTTTACTTGATTTCCGATTGAAGGAGAAGAAGGTAAAGTTATTGTTACAGCGCCACCAGACGTATCAACAAAAAGATTGTCACCATCTGATGCTGTGTAGTTACCAGTTTTAATTTGCCAAGCTTCACCCAAACCAGCTAGTGAAAAAATATCATACCAGTTAGTTCCGTCAGTTGCTACTAATCTATATTTACCATTAGTAACTGTGACAGTATTTCCTGAAGCTCCTAGTCTCGCAGAGATGTCAGCGCCACCAGAAATGTTATTATAAATACCATAAGTTTTTTGAGTTGCTGGAAACTGTACGGTGTGAGTTGTAGAAACTGTTCCTGTAAAAATTAATTGATTTTGTCTTGCTTCGTTGTTTGCTTGAGTTTGAGGACCATCGCCGTTTGATAGCGTAGTTGAAGTTCCTGTTGTAATAGCTTTAGAATAGACGCCTGCAATTGCAAATTCAAAAACCTGAGAAAAGTTGTTATTAGTAATAGTACCCCAAGTACCTGAATTTTCTCCTGTGGTTTGTAGCTCTATTCGTAAGCCTGTTGAATAAGTTGAACTCATTTAATCTCCTAATAAAGTTTTAGTAATTATTTTAAAGTTTGTCAAAA